AAGATTATGTATCAGAAAAAGCAGTCACCTCTTCTGATAAATTATACAATGGCTTCGTAACTCAACTTGTAGATGACCAGATAATTGATAGATATTATGAAGGAGAGCAAATTTACTTAGATGAAGACGAAATTAAAGCCTATCCAAATCAATATATAATGCTAATTTCAAATCAGAATGAAAAAAAGACTGCTTTAGCTAGATTTACAAATTATGATCATTCATTGCGGCGAATCAATGAGTATAAAAATGGTATATGGGGTGTACACCCTAGAAACAAAGAACAAATGTTCTCTATAGATCTTCTTATGGACCCTAGCGTACCAATTGTTACACTAATTGGCCGCGCCGGTTCAGGAAAAACACTATTAGCATTAGCCGCAGGTCTAGAACAGACTTTAGAAAAAAGCATATACAAGAAGCTAGTAGTCTCCAGGCCAGTCCAGCCAGTCGGCAAAGACATTGGTTTTCTTCCAGGTACCTTAGAAGAGAAAATGGCGCCTTGGCTTATGCCAATTCAGGATAACTTAGAGTTTCTAATGGGTGACGATAAGACGACAATGGAGATGTATATGGAAAATGGCACAATTCAAGTTGAAGCTTTATCATATATTCGAGGTCGTTCTATCCCAAACTCATTTATTATTATTGATGAATCTCAAAATTTAACCACTCACGAGCTTAAGACTATTGTTACAAGAGTTGGTGAGGGAACAAAGATTGTTTTGACCGGCGACGTAGAGCAGATTGACAGCATTTATCTAGATGAGATAAGCAATGGGCTAGCCTACGCTGTAGAAAAGTTTAAACCGGAAGATTTAGCCGGTCACATGAGGTTGGTAAAGGGCGAGCGCTCTAAGGTTGCTACTCTAGCAGCTAAAATATTATAAGATTATTCTTGACATACTTCTACCTATTTGATATGATTTGTTATATTAATCTTTGTAAAGGAAAATTTTATGACTCAAGAAAACGAAACCTTAAAAGAAGTTGTATCATCTGACACTGAAATCAAGACATGGTTAGTAGAATATGTCGGAGAAAAAGTACAACCTGAAAATAATGAAGTAACTGTCGAAATGGTTGTTGAAACAGTTGCAGAAGAGTTTCCCGACTTTCTTGCTGCGATCGCAGAAGAAAACTGGGTTCGAGGATATCAACAAGCAATGAACGATATTGCAGAGACTGAAAAAGATATCTATGAGTTAAACAAGCAGAACGATGAATAAAGTCTTTCAAAATATAAAAGAGAAAGCAAACAAATCTAGGTTTATCTTTGGTAGAACAAATATCTTTATTAAAGACGCTTTACCAGATGATGTATCAATCGATGAATTGGTAGAAAAAGTAGAAAATACATTACCTTCTCGTTTATTACGAAATATTGATGTAATCTATGTAGGACAATTTGATGTTCTAACCGATAGAGAAGTTAATGCTCTATATGCCGAAGGTGCTATTTATGTCACTAATGACCAAGTAGACATTGATGATATGCTAGATGATATAGTTCACGAAACAGCACATTCATTAGAAGAAGAACTGTCTATTGATATATATGGTGATGGTGAACTAGAAACAGAATTTATAGGCAAGCGCGCCCGTCTAAAAAACATACTTAGAAATGAGGGCTGGGAAGCAGAAGTTCAGCAATATGATTTTTTAAATCCAGACTATTCAGAAGAATTGGATAGTTTCTTTCATAAAGAAGTAGGATACCCAGCCATGACAGCAATAACTCACGGATTGTTTTATTCTACTTACGCATGTACATCTTTAAGGGAGTATTTTGCAAACGGGTTTGAAGCATTTTATTTAGGAGATAGAAACTATTTAAGAACAATAAGTCCTAAACTTTACAACAAGTTAACAAATTTACACAACATAGGAGAGCAATAAATGAAATGGCAAATAGTAGATAAAAAGCACAACACAGGTAAGAATAGAATTCAAGAATACAATATTGAATTGGAAACAACACAGGTTAATAATTTACTTGAAGTAAATGTAAAAGTCAATCACTGCCCAAGAAGACAACGCCCCGTAACATGGAATGCATCTGACGTTACAAGGTGGCTTAATGATAAAGGTATTACAGTTGAAAGTTCTGTAAATACACCGATTTTACAAGACATTGGTGACTGTACCGCAGTTTTTACTTTTAAAATGAAAAAGCAAACTACTAATACTAACAAAATTTCTAAAAAGAAAACTAAAAGAAAAACTACCGTGACTACAACTGCTAATACAAAAAGCACTCACCTTAGCGTTGAAGAGGAATAGATGTCACATATATCTTTTTCTGCGTTCAAAATCTGGAACGAGTGCCCTCACAAACACAAGCTAGTTTATATTGATAAGCTAAAAGGTTTTGAGGGTAATGAATATACTGCGTTTGGAACCGCTTTACACTCTGTGTGTGAAGAAAAACTAGCTAATCAAGATCTTAACGAGAAAGAACACTTTCAACAAAAGTTTCTTGAGGAGCTTCATGGGCTTCCTGACAATGTAAAAGAAAATCTAAATAAAAAACTGGTTCGCGAAATGCGAGAACAAGGCAACACACTTGCTCCGTTAGCAATCCCAGGACTAAAAGAATATTTTGGTGAGTTCGAAGTAGTCTCAGTAGAGGAGCAATTGTTTGAGCCTATACGAGAATATGCAGATAAAGAATTTGATTTTAAAGGATTTATCGATCTTGTTGTCAAGACTCCTGACGGCAAATATCATATCCTTGATTGGAAGACCTGTTCTTGGGGTTGGAATAGCAAAAAGAGATCAGACCCTATGGTTACTTACCAGTTAACGTTTTATAAACATTACTTTGCCAAGAAACACAATATAGATGTAGATGATATTGAAACTCATTTTGCTCTATTGAAGAGAACTGCAAAAAAAGATCATGTGGAGCTTTTCAGAGTGACCAGTGGTAAGAAAAAAACAGAGAATGCACTTAACTTACTTAACAAAGCATTGCATAATATAGACAAAGGCAAACATGTAAAAAATCGTGCATCTTGTTCAAGTCCTTTTGGAATGTGCGAGTTTTTTAAATCTGAACACTGCTCATAAGAGAGGAAAAGTTGACTATCGAGTTAGAGCCGGCGCCTAATACTGCCGAAAAGATTAAAGTATTAGTACTGAGTGATCATCCCTTATCACCATCTGGTGTGGGAACACAAACCAATTATATGGTTACGTCCCTGCTAGACACAGGTAAATTTAGTTTTATATGCCTCGGAGGCGCCGTAAAACATCAAAATTATAATCCTGTAAAAACAGAACAGTATGGAGACGATTTAGTTATTTACCCTGTTGATGGCTATGGTACCCAAGAAATGATTCGTTCTGTGATGAGAACAGAACGTCCAGATATTATGTGGATTATGACAGATCCAAGATTTTGGGGCTGGCTATGGGACATAGAAGACGAAATTAGAACTAATATACCAATCGTATACTATCATGTTTGGGATAACTATCCATATCCTAAATTTAATAAATCTTATTATAAATCAAACGATCATATAGCTTGTATTTCTAAGTTAACTTACGACATTGTACAAAACGTCGCACCAGATGTGCCTAGTACATATATACCTCATGCTGTTGAGCCAGGTATTTTTGGCAAACAGAGTGAAGATAAAATAATGCAATTTAAAAGACAATACTTTCCTCAAATGTGCGATTGGGATAAGGAAGAAAAATTTATATTCTTTTGGAATAACCGTAACGCGCGCCGTAAAATGAGCGGCAGTGTTTTATATTGGTTTAAGGAGTTTCTTGATGAGGTAGGGCATGATAAGGCCAGCTTAGTTATGCACACTGACCCTAAAGACCCACATGGTCAAGACCTAGAAGCAATTGCTCACCAGCTTGATATGCTGGATGGACAAGTGGTATTTTCTACAGCCAAACAACCAAGTACTATTTTAGCAATGTTATATAATGTTGCCGACTGTACTATTAATATTTCTGATGCAGAAGGTTTTGGTTTAGCGACTCTAGAGTCTTTGGCTTGTGGAACTCCAATCATAGTAAATATGACAGGTGGTCTACAAGAACAAGTAACCAACGGAGAAGAATGGTTCGGGATTGGCTTACAACCAGCCTCCAAGGCTGTTATAGGCTCCCAGCCAGTACCATACATATACGAAGATCGTGTTTCAAAAGAAGACTATATCAACGCTTTAAAAAAGATGCTTAATATGAGTAAAGAAGAGCGAGATGAGATGGGAAGAAAAGGCATGAAGCATATTGAAGACAACTATAACTTTAAAACATTTCAAAAACAATGGATTGATCTTATGTTGGGTGTGCATGAAAAATACGGATCTTGGAAAGATCGTAAAAACTATAAGTCTTGGGACTTAATGGAGATAGAATAACATGAAAACAAGACTTCTTGTAAGAGGGCCGGCTCTGTCACAGTCTGGCTACGGTGAACAAACACGATTTGCTTTAAGAGCGTTAAGATCCAGAGAGGATCTTTTTGACATATATCTCCATAATGTTCCATGGGGAAATACAGGTTGGATCTGCAAGGATGATGAAGAGCGAGAATGGATAGATTCTATTATCACTAAAACAGAGATAGATAAGCAATCCCGTCGTAA